CTGGCTACGTTTATCCATTAGCTAATCTTCCCAAGGTAGGTATTTTGCTTGGGAGATGGCTTATTGAAAGTAATCACAGGCTTCACTTCGGTGGCCGAAGTATACTCGCGCATCTTGGCTCCCTCATCCTGGATATGCTGATCCCATTTGCGTGGTGCCGGGGTCGGCTCGGTACGCATCTGGCGTGCGCCAGTTTGCTTGTTGTCTACTTCACGTCTGCTCATAGTGCGTTATCTCCTAGCAAGTTTTCGTTTGGCATCTAATCTGATTTTATCATCAACCGTCATTTTTCGCTCTTCCTTGCCGGTGACATCACTAGTCACCTTGCGGATAGGACGCGGCGCAGTGCTTACGGCTTTGTTCTTGCGCATCTTTTCCTCCAGTCTACCTATCTCGGTCGCCTGCTGAAAAGCGTCTGGCAAAGCTGCAATCCGCTCCAACTCTGCCGCCTGAGTCTTAGAAGCTGCATAGAGGAAAGCCGCTGGATCTTTAAAAGCCCTGGCGCCCATCATCATGCCATTGGTTATTGGCTGCCCGGCGACCACCTGCTCGAAATCGGGGTATTTCTGGATGCCAGCATTGAAACGGTTCTGGAAATCCATCTGTCTCTGAGCTTCCTTCTGTTGCCAGGCTCGCTCCTGGGCTTGTTTCTCACGGCTTTCCAGGCGCTTATCAACGAAATTGCCTAACTGCACTTCCCAGCTATCCTCTGAATTGGGATCCGGTTGGAAATCTTTAGCGGCATCCTGTACTTGCTGTTGCGTAGGCTGTGTGCTCTCTACTTTTGTGCCATATTCGTCTACATCGGTCGCGGAATCAGACTTTAATTCGCTCTTTTTAGACTTTAAATCGGTATTTTGCAGATTTTCCGTTAAATCTTCGTTTAAATTCTCATTTTCGGCATTTAAGGCGGCCTCTTTGTCCTTCCTAAACTGCCTAATGCGCTTCTCACCTGGCATTATGTTCTCATCATCAGGGTCGCCAGCTTCTACTTCCGGCTCTTTAGCCTTGGTTGGAGCGGCTTTCTTTGGTTCTGGCGCTTCTGCTTCCGTATTTTCTACCACTTCCGGATTCGTTGGTAGATTATTGGTACTTGTCAGCAAATCATCCACATTTTTCATTGACATATTATTGCATACTCCTTGGTTGAGATAATTCTAGCTTCTTAATATCCTTTTGGTGATGTACTTCACCGGCATGGATCAATAGTTTGCTGATATTCTCAGCGTGGGACATATCGGCATCAGTCTGGATCCTGGCCATCTCTGACTGGAACCGCATTTCTTGTTCTTGAAGTTTTGCCGCGGCCTCTAACTTCTCCGCTTCTAAGCGCTGCCATTCCATCGCCGTGGCCTGCGAGTCATGGTTTACCTTAGTGGAGAGCTCCATTTGCTTGATCTGCAATTCTTGGATCTTCGCCCTGGCCTTCTCTTGGGCTTCCATCCGTTGGTTTTCAATCTGTTTGGCCTGCAATTGGATAGCCATGCGCTTCAATGCCACCATCGGATCTTCTTGCTGGGGCTTAGGCGGTAATGGCTTGCCAGTCTTGCCGGCTTCAATGATATCGGGTGGGATGATTGTTCTAATTCTATTACGGAGCTCAATATTGTTCTGCATGGGCAAGCTTTCCACATACATGTCGCCAAACAAGCGGAACAAGGTGGGGTCCGCCTGGAGGATCATCTGCATGGATTCTCTAGCTTGTTCCTTCTGGCCTTCCGAATTAGGTCCCGGCAATAGACGGATCTTATAGCGTCCTTTAGTCATGTCATTATCAATGGCTGTGCCGTACTCATCTCTAGGATTATTCAATGTCACCGGCTGCATATTTTGGTCTGACATGCGCAATACCATCTGGCGCTTGGTGTCATAGACGCGGGGAATAGCTTCGTTGATTATCTGACCGCTGCAAGCAATTGCCCGGTTGAGTGAATCATAGGGAACGTAGGTATTGTAAGCGCCTTGCTGGGTTCTAGCATCAATTGCTTTGCCAGAGTTTTCATTTCCTTGTTGTCCAATTTGAGTGCCATATATCCCAGTACAAGATTCAATATCATGTAAGCAGCGCTCATACTGAGTAAGCAATGAAATGGGTAATTCGCTCGGCGTTTGTTTCTCAGGTTTATTTCCGTTAGGTGACTCGTCATAAATCAATGCTCCCTGTTGTGTTGCCGGATCGCGCCAGATGGCCTGAGTATCTGGGCTCTTCACATTGGCTTTGCTAGCAATGTATTGGTCATAGCGCGATACTTTAATGATATAGGCCGACTGGGTGAATAGATAATTGAGATAACGCTGGGCGTCTTTAGCATCTTTGAAGAATGGACGGCAGATCTGCTTCTGGTTCTTATCCCAATAGCTGTTTTGATCTACAAAGACAATGGGCAATTGCTCGCTAGGGAATTCCTCTTCTTCCAGAAGGTAATCGCCGGCTATCTGTTGATGTATAACCTTGAAGCGATATGTTTCACGCTCATTGACCACTGAGACAATCTCGCCATTATCGAATAAATATTCCTCGCCATCGTCACCCTGGATGCGTTCTAACTTGTCGTAAACATCCTCCTCTACTACTCTTTCATTAGAAAGCTGATAGATGGTCACGGTGTCATATTCGCGCTTATAGTGGTCAATCACGGTAATGGTATCGTCATCTGAGAATGACATTAGGCTAGTATCTTCAGTGTAGGATGAGGAAGGAATAGCCTCTTCAATCTTCTTGCCATATTTTTCCCTAAACATCTTGCGTGACATTCTTGTGCGTTTGCCAGCGAGCATACCATCTGTTTTGCAAGGGCTCTCAGCGGCAACGTCCCAATAGCATCGGGTAGGGTCTTGGATTCTATCGACCTTCAATTCTTGGTTGAAACTGTGAGTATCTTCATAGTCTGTGCTATGGCCAAAGGCACCGTACCCGCCAACAACTGCACACTGGAAGGCCCATTGATAGGCTATCTTGCTGTCCGAATCGTGTACAATGTGTTTCATCAAGCTATCGCGTATTTCTACCAGTTCTAGCGGCGTGTCTTCGCTGGGACAAGTCTGGAGCTGAGGCGTATTCTGGCGTTGCTCACCCAGCATATAGGCAGCCAGTGGCGCCATTTTATTGCAGGTCATAGGTATTTTATTGTAGCGCGTGAAGACCTTGCTCTCGTCTTCCTTCCACATGTCACCAAATACAAAGTCCATCCATTCGTGATACTGAGTTCTATTGAAACGCCAGTAATCATCCCATTTTTTAATCTCTGCTCTAATCTCTTGGGCTAGCTGTGGATTCTTCTTTGGTTTCTTTGCCATAATGAGTAGTCCATGGGGAATTGATTAATTTATAGTCTATCCTAATTGTTCTTGTACTCCAATTGGGTACTATCGCTCCAAATTTGGTTATGTAAACATGCCACGCTCATGCTCTGGCATTGTCCTTACCTCTACACTAGCCGTGGGACCAAACATACCAGCAAAGAAAGTGTGCATCAAAGCGTCCGCCTCATCAGGGCTAGGCATGCCGCGCTTTCGCATCTCGTCCTTAGACTCTATCACTAACTGGCCATTGCTTCTCAGCTTGTAGCCGGGGGAGCATAGCGCCCGGTGGAGCTCATCATCATCGGGGATCTGTACAGGTAATTCATTCTGATAAAGCCATGTTTTCATTTCATCCCACAATTCAGCCCGGAGATTCGCGTAGCGCTCTTTGTCATTGGCCGTTCTAGCCACGTTCACGCCTTCTACGCAATTGAACCCCATTTCCTGCAGCCGGTCTACCACACCAGCGCCAATGCCGATACAGTCTATATATACGCGGTAGGGGCGTTCCTGCTCAATGATCCGCTTAAGCTTGCCGGCAATCTCCATGGTATTGTGATGCCTAACGGTTTCCAAGCCATAGGCTAGACGCCCTTTGCGCCTGATAATAGCTGTCTTGTCCTTATCGCTCACGGCCGGATCCACACCAATAATTAAGCTAGTATCGCTCTCTACCTCGTTATTGCGTGCTCTCACGACATACCTGGCATTAATAAATACGTTGTCTATTGGGTTCCTGAAAGCTTCATTCGCATCGAATGGGTATTCCTGAGCGAATAGTTCTTTCCCGGCGTCATAGTCTGAAGAGAACGCGGCTATCTTAAGTCGGCGCCAGTTCAAATGCTCTTTGGTTAGTCCAGTAGAATGGTATAGATCGAAAAGGTTTTCCTCTTCATCGGACAAAGTAAAACCTTCCTGTCTGGCCGTGTATTCTGTCTGCCAGTACCACGGTAGAAAGATTGCCTGATAATCACTCTCACCAGACACAGCGGACAGCCACATGGAATGGAAGTAATTACCGATACCATTGGCAGTGCTCTCCAGTATTATTTCAGTTCCGGGTTCATCGCTGATTGCTTGCATGACGCCCTGGGCGTGTTCTTCAGCATGCGGCCAGAAGGCGACCTCACTTCCATGGAAAAGTTGGATAGTTTGAGAGCGGCCAGCCCCTTTGTTTCCGGCAGTCCCCACACTGTACCCACTGTCGAATTGGAGAAACCGTAATTCTTTAGCTGAGCTTCTGTCAGCTTTTGGAGCGAGACCTTCTGGCAAGTTTTCTTCATAGCGCTTGGTTATCTCGAATAAGTTTTTAGTGGCCTCAGCTTCATGCGTGAGAATGTAGGCTTTCTTGCCGCGGCTAGTGATGACCTTTTTAAAATAGCGCCCCTGTATATATGTTGAACAGCCCTGCTGTCTGCCTTTAAGGCAAATGGCTCTCACTTTTTTACGTTCACGCAATTGATCGTCTAGGCGCTTATCTAAATATAGCTGAGCTTGATTGAACGTGAAAGGCTGAGGCCGGCCACTCTTAGAGCGGATCATTAGAAAGCGCTCTGCAAACAGAGGGAAATTGCGGAATAGTTCTAGATGTCTTTCGTCCATGTAATCCTTACAAGCTGTCCATTACCTTCTCAAGCACTGAGCGCTTAAGCTTCTCTTTGTCTTCGTCTTCAGGAGGGCGAGCGAATGACCAGCGACCGCGAGTCTTTAGCCAAAACTCCCGGGAAGACTTGTCACCATTCTTAGCATCCTGAAATAAGTTTGTTGCTAGTTCTGCGGTCATGCCATCAACGGTAAGATCTAACTCTGCCCGATAATGCTTTCTTAAGGTCTTCTCATCAATATCTAAGTGATCGCATAAGCGCGATTGAGGCACGCCGGCCGCGTAAAAATCGCGTACAAGCTTGCGTGTTTGCTCAGTTGGCACATGCTCTGGAGTGCCGCCTAAATGCGCCATAGTCGGGAACCGCCCAATAATTGATATAAG